GGTTTCCAAAATCTTTCATCAGGTCCAGGTCCGCTAGACTTTTGGTTGAGTTTATTTAATGAAGCGGTTAGCTTGTCGAAGCCTTCCGTACGATTGCGCTTAAGCGCTTGAAATGAATCAGACATAGTATTTCTCCTGTATGCGTTGTATCGCGTTGTATGTCGTTATATTACGTATTATTAAATTTAGAAAGAATAATCTCTCTATACTTATTTATGTCAACATTGAGGAAGGGACTATACTTTTGAGCTTTTAATTTTATGCTCGGCCACATAATGTCACCATCTAGTTCCTTATCCCAATAAGAAAACATTTTAACACATCTATCAATTAAAGTCAACGTTTCAATGCAAATATCCTTTCGCATGTATAACCTTAAAAGATATGGATGTTCATTTTCAGGTACTATAATATTACTATTAAAGTCCTCTTTAAGTTTTGATAAATCACTTTTGAATGTATATGATAGAGCTTGTTGTCTCTTTTTGAAATCCATGTATACTTGATTTGCTCTATCCTCTCTAATGTCTCCAATATAGAAGTCATCATTGTCTACAAAGTTAGCTATAAGAAATTCTACTGGATCTTTCTTCTTGCTTAGTTTATAAAAAAAGTATTTGTCTTTTCTAGTTTCAAAAGTGGTACGCCAAGCCTTGACTTTACCGTTGTATTTTATGAAGTCATACTTTGGATCACTGAAATGAGACTTCAGTGCTAAGTACTTTACATATGCGTCATATGGATCCACTTGTAATATTCTACCCCTCATCAACTGGCAGTCTATCTACTTTTTCAACTAAGTTAAGCCCTTCTGCATTTTGATATAGAATAGCTTTTAGCTTTTGGTTTCTTTGAATTAAAGATGCAATAGTTTCTGGTTCTATCTCTTCATTCTGTTCTAGGAATTCTTGAACTGCCTCTAAATGATTAATAGTACCATTGCTTTCTGCAACAGTCTCATTGATAAGTTTTGCAAACTCTGATGAGCTTACTACTTTTAATTCTACTTGTTTTGTCATACTAATTCAAACGGAAAGTTATAAAGTTGCTTTCTGTATTTTCTATATGGGTTTCTATTTCTTAATCTAACAAAGTCGATTAACTTAGAAGCCTCTGATTGCTTTTCCTTTTCCTGTCTAATATAAAAAGGATCCCTTTTAGGAGTCTTGACTATTATACGATGTTTGTCATTATCAGACAACAGATCATAGTCCCATTGTTTATCTGGACGTCCTATTCCTAAATAAAATTCAGCATCTCCATGCCTTACCCCTTGAAATTCTATATCATATCCACCTGTTGACCAAAATGCTTCTCTAGTCATTATCCATATATTAGGATGAGTGATATATTTTATTATTCCTTTTCTACATAATAATTCATACTCTTCCATTGATTCTGGACTTTCCATATCTGCTTTAGGTACATAATACATGTTTGGATCTAAGTCTTTTTCAAATCTAAGGTAGTGATACATTCCAGCACTTTCATAACAATCAGCATCAGACAATAATACCCAATCTGTCTTCACATGTTTCATAGCTAAATTTTTACAAGCATGTGAATTAAAACCTAAGTCTTTCATTACATCAATGCCAAGAAGATCAAATCTTTCTTTATGAATTTTTATTGTGTCTCTAAAGAATTGTCTACCACCTTCATGTCCATCATTAACCATTATTACTCTTGGACGATATCCAAACTTCTGAGCCATTCTATTATAAAATTCACACTGTGCATATAGATGGTCCTCTTGGCCATACCAAGTGAATATAACAGTTAAGTCATTAAACCTTTTCATTATGTACTTCGTTTCTTAATCTTAATATATTGTCCATTTGATCTCGTTCCATCGTCCACAAATGACTATAGAAAGTTTCTTCATAATTGTCAAACCAAGGTCCTCCATCTGTATAATGTATTGCTTTTGGATTCTCTAAATGATAATAGTCATCTAAACAATTCCACTCTAAAGGTAATGATCCAATGTCTTCATCTTCTAACCATCTAAATTGATGAAAGTCTAGTCCTGGTCTATGATTGTTTAAGTAGTCTGGTGTTAATCTTGCATTCTTAGGATGTGCATTGTTAAACAAAGTAAAGCTAGCCCAGTTCTTTCTGAATGCTCTGTGTTGAGGAATGCCATCCATTTTTATTTGACTGTTAGGAATATATCCTGGATGCTTCACAACATATACTGCCTTGCTGTCATCAACATTCTCAAGTATCTCTAACGGATCAGCTAAGAAAAGAAAATCACAATCACAAAAGAAACTCCAACCTTCAAAATTGCTTAGCGAAGGAACCCAAAATCTTGTAAATGTAAAATCAGTAGACATTGGCTCTCCCCAATCTCTATTGTAAGTCTCTATATCTTTACTAAAAAGTTTATTGATCTTTATGTCTGATCTTTGTTGAATACTATATTCACATACCTCGTATGCTTTATGTTCTCTCTCGTCGTATCCTATAAATATTTGGGCTTGTGAGCCAATACTTGTAGTCATTCAATATCTCCTCTTTCTTTTGGACTGACTGTTGAAAATATTCTGCAATATTCTCAGGATGAAAGTCGCTATAATAATTAAATCTTATACACCATGGAAATGCGTGCTCTGTTAATTCTTTTTGACTAAAAATAATCATAGGCAATCCTAACATTCTAGCTATCCACATATGTGCTCCATGATATCCAATAACACCTACACTTTGTTGCATCTTTTTTATAACTGTAAGCATTGGCGTTTCATAATGAACATGTTTAAGTTTCCAATCTCTTTTTTGTATTAACGCTCCTACTTTTGGCCAAGCAAAACCACTTGGTGTTCTACCAAGAGGATCTTTCCATGCCTTGCTTTTAGAATATTCATGTAAAGGCTGTTCGTGTTTTATTGATGTGACCATAGTAATGTTCTTCCAGTTATCATGAACATTGTCATAGTCGCTCGATCCAGTTGTTGCAAATCTCAAATTATGACATCTAAACCACGTACTATTAGTTTTTCCCATTTCATAATTATCATGATTGTAATGAATATTAGAATCGTATACATGCTCTATTGTTACATTAAAAAATGTAGGTTTTTGTAACAGATTATATGTTTGATCGATTATCTCTTGATATGTTTCTGGATCAGCGTCTTTAAATTTACTTGGTCCTTCTTGTGGCCAATGGAATCTTAATATAACATCTGTTCCATTACAGTCAGCCATATTTAATGCATAAGATATTGGACTAATAAAGTCTCCATATCCTATCTTTCCTTTCCAATTAATAATCAAGGGATCCATTCTATTGTCTAGCTTGTGCTTCGTATAATCTTTATAAGGATCATCCAACCTAAAAGGTGTGTGTGGATTATTTGGCATTATCGTCTCTCATAATTAAGTGATATCGTCGCCCCTCGTTTGTACCCTCGCGCGTATATCCGACAAACCCCCGCTCTTGCTTGTCTTACCACTGCCACACTACCAGATTGTGTGGCGAATCATAGTGCTATTGTACGACTAATAGCAATTAAAGTCAACAACTATTTCCAGCTAAAGGACATCGTTGCTCTTTCTTCTAATATGATCGGAGTATGGTATACTCCGCTTCTTATATATAAAGCATCTCCGGGCGACAGAGTATAACTACTGTGCTGGTTCTCACTTTCTATTGTATAAGCTGTTTTGTTCCACATTTGTATCAAGATTACGTCCATAGTGTCTTTGTGTCTACCATAATTATGGCCATCCATTTTCCAGCTTGCATATATGTGACCTCTCTTTACACTAAAGTGTTGACACATGAATCTCCAACACTGTTCAAACTGTCCTTGAAACTCACCTCTGAATTGTAACCATCTATTATTATAATTCGCTTCATCTTCTTTTGTAAGCCATTTGTTTTTCTTAGCATATTGATATTGTTGTACTACTTCAAGAGCAGTAGGGTTGGGTTTATAAATTTGTCTCTTTATTCCAAATCCCCATTTGTTAGACTCCTCTAACCATTGTATAAAATTTGGAGATATCTTATCAGTATTATAATCTTTCATCTCTAAACCAACTAACTAACACGAGTCTTTTCCCTTGTTCTACTTGAGTAACTCCGTGTAGTAAACTTCTATCATATATTACTGAATCACCAACATTCATTCTAACTATCTTTGGTATTACTCTACCTTTGTGTTCGTTTCCTTTTACGTATCCTTTCTTTTCATATTGAGCTTCAGGTGCCGGAAGTGTTACTATTGTTTCTCCGCCAACGAGGTCTACGGTATCAACCAATGTTACAATAGTTGACTTAACGTGGTCATCATTATCGGTATGCATTCTTGTATATGAACCTTCATTGTACATTACAAAATAATGACTATAAGTTTTATATCCAGCATAGTTTTCTACTTTTTTAAAAACGCTTTTGTATTTTGGATCTAAGTCATACAGTCTTTTTAATATTCTTTTATCAATGTTATAAAGGTTATAATCAGTGTGTCCAAAATTTGTTGGCATTGAATTATAAAGATCAATTAAGTTGTGTCTGTCTTCGTTGGTGATTATCTGGTCTACTTTATAATTCATTTTATAGTCCTAAAAGGGTGTGAGGCGCAAGCGCCTCACTATTTATAGAGCTAGCCCGAAGGCTCCAGACTAGATTATGCAGCTTGTGCAAATTCTAATGCAGTCTCTAATGCTTTGGTTTTCTTGTTCTTATTAACACCGTACCAGCTTGAAGCTAATCTAGTGTCATTTTCTCTACCAAGAACATGGTCTGTCATAAATGTGACAGCATTGAATGCTTGCCAGTATGAACCTTCTGCAAACTGAGCACCAGGCTGAGTCTTAATAATGTTCATTGCTGTCTTAGCATTTTTAGAACCATACTTTTCAAAGTCTTCAACAGACTCAGGATTGAAACCAATTCCTTTTACTTTAGGATTCTGGTTAGCAAACACTGTAGAGAAATATGTTCTCAATTGAGCATCTGTATATCTCTTAGAAGATAAGAATGTAGCCATATCTTTGTATGTCTCCATCTTGCCTTTAGCAATACCTAAAAGCTCTTTAGCTTCTTGAGCATCAAATGCTTTCTTATGGTTAAGAGCTATTTGATAGTCTCCTTTGTTAGCCAAAGAAAGAGTTAGAGTATTATTACATACAACTCTTATCGGTGTAAACCTAATGTCTACAGCTCTACCATACATGTGTGGATTAGTTAGAAGTAAAAATGAATCTACTCTATCATCACCATTAATAGTAAAGTCGTCTTTTACTTTCGCCAAGCACCAAACTCTTTTACCATCTTGAAGAGATCCAGCAGTGTGCATCTCCATATCGCCAGCTTCTACAAACTCTCTAAAGAATTCAAAAGCGTCAGCGTTTTGAACTGGAACCCAGTTCTGTTTAACCATGTCTAAAGGTTGTCCATCAGACTCCCTAACTAACATGTCGTGTCCAGAATAGATTTCTTTGCCTTCAAAATTAGCAAATGAAGGAATCTTTGCGACTCTCCAATCTAAACCAGCTTCTTTGAGCATATCATCAACTGAGATATTCTCGTTCACTTTAGTACCAAGCCCATGCCAAGGAAGTTCCCCTGCGTAAGCCATTGTTTCTACCATATGTGCCATAAGTTTTTCTCCTTTTAAATTTAACTTATGCTACGCATTATACTAAATGTTTGATTTGAAGTCAACAGTTTATTTTAATTTTCTTTTGTAATATCTTTGACACCAATGAGATCCAATCCTTTCTTAACTTGTGATCCCGGATTCATGGTAATAGGGTTTTCCCATTTAACTACTTTATGATGAACTTGCTTAATAAGCTCTGCTATAAATTCAAAATTCTCAGGTCTTCTTTTTAACTTATTAGCCATATCAAAACAATTGTATTTTGAACAAGTTGTAGGTCTGTCCTCATATATTGCACATAGCTTATGACCTTCTTCATTAGTTTTAAGTTGAGGACACCTAGCAACAATTTCAAAAGGAGTTGCACCTTTAGATTTTCTTCCATCAGGAAATTCGACATCTCTTTTATTATGATATCTTATTGATAAGAGTGGATTAGATCCAAGTATAACATTCATCCACTCAGGGCCATGGCCATTTGTTATTTGAGTCGCAGATGTCCACTTACAACAGTGTCCGCATCTAATGCAAACATCTGAAGTAATTAGAGTATCATCTAGTGGTTTGAATTCTTCCATATTATATTGACGCCTTTATCCCTTCCCCGCCACAAAGGCGAGTATAATTATTTATAACTTAAAAGTCAACAGTTATTTGCATAAAATGTGATAAATATTTGAGTTGACTTAAAAATTAAATTATTATAAAATACCAATATGGCGAAATACAAAGCAAAAATGATTTGTGATTTCAACAATCCTGTTTCTTTAGCATATGCAAACGTAGCTAAAAAGACTTGGGATGATGTTGAAGATGTTGAAGTAGAACTTTGGCAATGTTATACTCCAGAAACAGAATACGACGCTCCATTTAGTGTACCATGGGGCGAGTATAGTAGTGCTTCTAAGTATAAAAAAATAAAACACAAAATAACACCAACAGAAAGATGTTGTTTAACTTCTATGTTTCATTGGTGGAAGCATATTGCTGATACTGGTGAAAGAGTAATTATATTAGAACATGATGCTTATGTAAGAGATGTTAAGAAAACTAATATGATGGTTGAACAGATAGATGATCATGAACTATGGTGTATTGGAATTGCTGCAGAGTGTATTACTATGAGCCCACGATTAGCACGCTTTGCAATGGACAAGTGGTTGGACAAAATGCAAATAATTGATGCTGGACCTTTAGCCGAGCTGTGGACTTTAATTCATGATTGGGGTAATATGATGAGAAAGAGAGACAAGCAAGTTAAACAAACAACATGGCCAACGGCTGGTATGAGAAACTTACTTGGATCAGGTAAAGTATTAACCTTAGATGATGGACGTAAAATATTAACAGGTAAAAGAGGATTACAAAGAGCACCAGTTACACAATGTTATTTTCCAGGAAAGAATACAATAGTACATAATAAACAAAAAGGTAGAATATTGTATAATGATGCTACCTTTAAACAAATGGAGATATTAGAAGATTTAAGTTATGACTGATAAGTTAGCAAAAGCAAGAGCAGCAAGGTTCGCAAAGAACCCACCTAAGTATTCACAATACTGTAAAGAGGTTGTTGCATTGCCTGATGATCATGACTTTAGTTTAAAGAATGTAAGAGAGTGGATCAAAGAAGCTAGAACACATAAGACAGCTGAACATAGATCACACGTAGCTGGTACAAAAGGAGCATTAGCAAGAAGAGAAACTTGGAATGCTTATATATCACAATTAGAAAGTTATCTTAGAACTGGAGCATATTGTAGTTTATTTGCTGGCGGTGATATGAATAAAAAAGTCAGTAAGATTTGTATAGCTATGGGATATCTTCCTAATGGAAAACCTAAAAGAGAATTTGGAGTTTACTATCCTGACTATATGCAAGTGTGGACACCAGAATTAGAAAACGAAGAAAGAGTATCTTATGGTATGAAGCCTTTAAAGTTTAATGATAAAGGTCATATATTAGTAAACAGTGTATCCAAGAAACCTAAAAAGAAACAATCAAACCGTAAACCAATGACTGAGGCTCAAAAGGCAGCTTTTGTAGAACGAATGCGCAAAGCTCGTGAAAAGAAAGCTAAATAAAAGCATGGGCGAAGTAATCCAATTCCCATTGAATGGGAAACAAAAAAAATTCGTAGAAAACGAAGAGCAGCGTAAGGAGAATATCAAGAAGTATCAATTTGAGCTCTGCATGAACACTGCAATCGAGCTGACGTACCAAATATTTGATGACGTACAAGCAAGAGGAATTGATCTTTCCCATAAGAAAGACCTTGACAAAGAAATGTTAATGGTATGCGAATCTATAAAATCGTGTCTTATGAAAGCAAGTGATATTAACCATCCTTTACAAAAATTTACTAATCAGATAATAAACAACGAAGATAGTAACATTTTTATAAATCATTGGAAAGATTATTTGAACCGCACTGTTGACTAATAATACGTAATCTTGTATAATGATGTTTTGATTTGGAGATAGAATATGATATTGGTTGACCTTAATCAGGTTATGATTAGCAACCTAATGGCACAGATCCACGGACGTGGAGATATTGATGTAGACGAAGGTCTACTAAGACATATGATTCTCAATACACTTAGATTCAATAGAGTTAAGTTTAATGAGAAGTATGGCGAGTTAGTTATTTGTTGTGATGATACCAATAATTGGAGAAAGAAACTTTTTCCATACTACAAAGCACATCGTAAAAAGAACAGAGATGAATCTGATTACGATTGGCCTCATATTTTTAATTGTCTTAATAATGTTAGAGACGAATTAAAAGAATTCTTTCCTTATAAAGTTATCCAAGTTGATACAGCAGAAGCTGATGATGTAATCGGTGTATTGTGTCATGAATTTGGTAAACAGTTAGGCGAAGGAGAACCTATTTTAATTTTATCTGGCGATAAAGACTTTGTCCAACTTCAAAAGTTTGTTAATGTAGATCAATATGATCCTGTAAGAAAAAGAAAGATTAATTCGAAAAATCCTTTTGAGTATCTTGTAGAACATATAGCCAAGGGTGATAGGGGTGATGGTATTCCTAATGCTCTATCTAAAGATGATGTATTTGTATCTGGTGGTAGACAGAAACCTATGAGAGCAACTACATTAGCAAAGATTAAAGAAACTGTAGATCAAGGTACAATGAATGGAAGTCATGACTGGACAGCTGGTTTTGAAAGAAATAAAATGTTAATTGATTTACAATACACGCCTTCGGAGATTAATGAACAGGTCTTAGATCAGTTCAATAGTCAAAACAAGGATAGAGGTAAACTATTTAACTACTTTGTAAAAAAGAAGCTAAATAACCTTATAGAAAATATTAGTGAGTTTTAATATGGCAGTAAATGAAAAAATAAAAGGAATTGGCGAAATAGTTAATGAAGTTAAAGAAGCCAAGTCTGTTGGAGAGAAAATTAGAATCTTACAAAGAGAGGATAATAGAGAACTAAGAGGAATCTTAGAACTTGCATACGACAATAGATTAACTTGGGCACTTCCAGAAGGTAATCCACCTTACAAACCTTTAGACAAATCATTTGACAATCAAGGAATGTTATATTCTGAGATGAGAAGAATGTATGTGTTCTTAGAGGGTAAGTCTAATGTATCTAAAGTAAGAAGAGAACAACTTTTTATTGAGATACTTGAACAATTGGATCCTGATGATGCAAAACTTTTACTTGAAGTGAAAGCTAGAAAGATAAAAGGTGTATCAAAGAATGTAGTTAAACAAGCATTCGAGGACTTCTTAACAGACCCAGCCAATAGCTAATGCCACTTTACGATTTTGAAGATACCAAAACTGGTGAGCAGTTTGAACTGCAACTTAAGATATCTGAAAAGGATGAGTTTTTAAAAGCTAATCCTAATCTTAAGCAGTTAATTGGTACCCCAATGATCGTAGGTGGTGTTGATGGGTTAAGAAAACCTGATGAAGGTTTCAATGAAGTTCTTCAAAAGATTGGAGAACAAAATCCTCAAACACCGTTCGGTAGAGAAGTAAACAAATCAACAACAGCCAAGCAAGGCGCAGTGAACAAAGCAGTAGATAAATGGAAAAAGTCTCAGTTATATAAGAAGCATCACCAATGATCGAGAAACAGTTTAATTTACAGCTCTCAGACCTTCAGAAACTTCCTAGAAGGAACGTTAATGGTAAGAGACTATATGAGACACCAGATGGATCTTTTTATCCTTCTGTGACGACTATAACCGGTCAGATGACTAAGCAAGCTATAAAGGAATGGAGAGCAAGAGTTGGAGAACAACGAGCTAATGAGATTACTAAGGTAGCTGCTGCAAGAGGTACTTCAGTACATAAGCTATGTGAACATTATATACTTGGAACTATGGATCAAGTAGAAGTAATGCCAAGCAATAAAGAAATGTTTGATGCAATGTCAAACCATTTAGCTGAAACAGTAGGAACAGTTTATGCAGTAGAAGGATTCTTATATTCAGACTTCTTAAGATCAGCTGGACAAGTTGATATGGTTGCAGAATACAACGGAACATTATCTATTGTTGACTTCAAGACATCTAAAAAGAAAAAGAAAGAAGAGTGGATCCAAAACTACTTTGTACAGGCTGCTGCTTATTCTTTTATGTTCGAAGAAAGAACACAAATGCAAGTAGGACAGTTAGCTGTTGTTATTGGAGTTGACGGTGAAGATGAACCTCAAGTATTCATTAAGAACACTAAAGAGAGGAATCAGTATCTTCTACAGTTTCTTTCTCTGAGGGAACAGTTTGATTCGTCTCAAGAATAGACATTAAGAAAACTTGCCATTGTTGAGCTCTTACTTCCCAATTATAGAATCCATCAGTAAATGCTTTTTGCATATTTAATCTTTCTTCCATATTAGGATCTTTTACTAATCTAAGAGCATCAGCTAAAGTCAATGCATGCCTTGTTGCATGTGCATTCATATCTTCTGTAAAGTCATATTGTAATGTCCAATTAGATGTTGTCTCTGGTAATGCAGCTAAGCTACTATGTACACAAACACAACCAGCAGACATAGCTTCAATCATAGCAATACAAGAAGTTTCAGGCCATATGCTTGGTAAAGCAAATATATGAGCCTTCTTAAGAGCTTTGTGTATCTCTTCATTAGGAACATGACCATGATATGTCATACGTTTATGTGACTTAATCTTTTCAAACAATTCTTTGTATGGTTTATCTCTTTCTTCCCAACCATAAATTCCAAATGAACTATAAACATCTAAATGCCAGTTAATGTCAGGTAAAGTACTTTCAACCCATTCCATAACTGGATAAAGTAATTCTAATCCTCTGTGTGGTGTTGTATGATAGATAATGTTTATTCTTTTATCTGCATCAGGTTTATCATGTGCTTCAATTGGTTCAATAGCATTTGGTAATACTACTAACTTACTAGGTGGTACACCAAGAAAGTCTTGTATTTGTTGTTTCTGCCAATGAGATACACACACTATCTTTTCAAATTTTTTCCAACCACCATCTTTAAGATGTTGCATCTCTGGATCTTGAGCTAAGTCGTGTACCCAGTATATTGGAATCTTACCTTCTTCTAATTCTCTAAATCTTGAAGGTATGATTTGAAATTTATCTAATAAGTCTTTTGGTATTTTATCAAACAAAGCATATTTCATAAGCTCTGTTCCACCCATAGCATTTTTATCTAATTCGTTTTGAGGTACTGATGCCTCAGGATCGCCAAGTATGTTTAATTTCATTATATATCCAGTTTTTCTACTAAGTCTGTATAACCACCTATGTTCTCGCCATCCATTCTTATTTGAGGAAATGTTCTGGCACCAGGAAACTGTTCAAAAAGCTCCTCTCTTGTAAAGTCTTCGTCTAGTTGTTTGTATACAAATTCAAGACCTTCTTTTTCACATAACGCTTTTGCTTTATCACAAAAAGGACATTGTGTCTTTCCGTAAATCTCTATCATAATATATGTTCCTCTCTACTTTTGTTTGCAGTTCTTGTTATTCCGTCTTTAGTTATATATGGTTTATCTCTAAGCCCTTTTGTACCAGGATTAAAACCATTTAAGTTAGCAATAGCTACTAGTGATAACCAAATAATTCCTATTATTATAACCCATTCCATATTATAATTCAACAGCAAAGATTTTATCTTTGTCTATTTCTACTTCCTCCAAATTAAAATTTATACTTACACCACATCCACATGATGATTGTTCTTTTGGATTGATAAACTTAAATACTTTATTTAATCCTTCATGTACAAAGTCTAATGTCATACCAGCTAAGTATGGTACACTTATTTTGTCAATGAGTATGTTGAACTTTCCAAAAGGAATGCTGACATCATTAGTATCGCCATCATGGTTGCAACTATCAAAGATATACTCAAAACCAGCACACCCGCCACCGGTGATTCCCAGTCGTACATTTTTCCATCCGTCTCTTTTCTGATTCTCAAGTAGTTGTGTAATAGCTTCATCAGTTATCTCTATCATTTTTCTTCTGCTCCCAATCTTCAATAGCTTTCTTAATGCTATCTTCAGCCAAAACAGAACAATGTAATTTAATTGGTGGAAGCTGTAATGCTTCCGCTATGTCTCTATCTTTCACTTGTTTGGCTTCTTCTATTGTTCTTCCTTTTAACATCTCAACGAACATTGTTGACGAAGCAATAGCTGAACCACATCCATAAGTTTTAAACTTTACATCAATGATTCTTTCTTCTTCATCTAACTTAAGTTGTAGTTTCATTACATCACCACATGCAGGTGCACCAGTCATACCGGTTGCTACATTGGGATCTTTAGGATCGAAACGTCCTACTGAAAATTGTTTTGGTGAGTTTAAGACTTGTTCAAATCTTTCAACTACTTCTTTGCTATATGCCACTAAATGATTCCTAAATTTTTCAATATAGGTGCATACTCTATACCAGCTCCAAAAAGGTTTAGGATAAAGATAGCACCGTTTATGATTACTATTTTAATTCCTAGTAAAATTACTATTACATAAGGTATTGTTTTTAACAACCCATGTTGTTTGTAGAACTTTATTATAGGCCAGTCCCATTTGCCGTTTTTTATAAACACTATACTGTAAGTTCTGTAGTGTCCCAATCCACATCTTTATATTCAGGGTGGAATGTATCTAATCTTGTATGGTCTTGGAACTTTTCTGTAAATTCTTTATACAATACTGGAACACCAATATTATATTGTTTCCTCACTTCGTCAATATCTTTTTCTAAGAAAGATATTGGAGATTGATAAAGTATTGAATGATCCATAGCTTGTACTAACTCTTTACATTCTTGTTTTACTTTCCAAGGTAATTTTGACTTTGTTTCTTTAGCTAATTGTTTGGTAACTACATGAGATGTAATTAATGCTGGTTTCCAGTTCCATAGATGTGATGATACTTCTTGTATCATTGCTTCACCCATTGCTGTAGTGTCGTATCTAAACAACACGTGCCATATATCATGGCTCAATAAATTGTGACGCGAAATATTTGAAAGGATTTCGTCTCTTGCATCACCGTACATACCTTCTGACTCTTTATATCTTTGGTTAAAGAGATCATCTAATCCCCATGTTTTTGTAAGGTTATAAAAATGGGCACCTACCGTGTTAGGTGCCAGTGATTTTAAATACTTAGAATCTATTAATGTAGGAAGTACTGTGTTTTCAACATATTCAGGATCAAATTCGCCTCTTGCCCATAGAACATCTCTTCCGCCTTTATGTTTCAAATGTTTTTTTAAAACTAAAAGACCAAAAGGGAAGCTCAATTCACGGTATAGGGCTACTACATATTGTATATCTTTCAGAGTTACTTTGTGTATAAGACGTAGTAACTTTTTTAATTAATTTAGATATTTTAAATAGATTCAACATAGTATTTCTCTACTTCTCAGGCCAAACTAAGGTCCAGATACCATAAAGTAATCCAGCCCATGCTGCTATTTTAGCTAGTCCGCCAAATAATATGATTGCACCGCATCCTGCGATTAATAAAGCACCGTCTAAAGATGTTCTTTCAGACAGTCTTCCTTTTATCCAATCTAACATAGATTTCTCCTATTTTATTCCCAAGGAAAAACGATCCACTCGTTATCCTTGTTCTTATTTATATGTTCTCCAGCTATCAAATTATCGAATTCTGAAGAATCCTTACTTAGCAATGTAGCAAATCTTGGCTTCTGAATCTCTCGACCATAACACTGATTTGCTACCTCCCATAAGGTAGCTCCTGAGTCATTAATGTCATCAACTATAAGAATATTTGAATATTTTTGTAATTGACGCCAATCAAATCCTTGAGAACTTGCCTTACCGTCTCTAAGTGATATATTCAATGTATATAATTTTACATTAAACATATGTGAAAATTGTACAGCCGGAATTAACCCTCCACGAGTTAATCCGACTATACAGTCAGGGACTTTATCACCTATCTGAGCAGCAATACTGCTGACCAGTTCATTATATTCGTCCCAAGAAATTACCCTTCTGATAGGTTCGCCATCACCCATTTAAGTACCGCTTCAGGTCTACTCTTCTCATAAGGATCTGTTTCGATATTGTCACCAAAACCCTCTTCTGGAAATACATCTAAGACCTCACCTGTTGAGCCATCTAAGATTAATGCATATCTCCAGCATCTAGAACCAAAGTTTAGGTTCTTCTTTTGTACCATCATACCAAGCTGGACGGCTAGATCGCCATTTCCATCTGGTAAAGGTCTTACTGCTTGTACATTATGTTTTTCAAACCAAGCATTCATTACAAAAGGATCATTTACTGCGTGACAATAAATGTTATCGATACCTGCATCTCTAAACTTTGAAAATAAGTCATCAAAACCAGGTAGTTGTTGAGTTGAACAGGTTGGTGTAAACGCTCCAGGTAGTCCAAATACTACTACCTTTTGACCTTTGATTTCTTTATTGAAATGTATGTTTACAAACTCACCTGCTTTCCTATCTTTATACTTAAAGTCAGGAAATTGATCTCCCTTAGCTATCACTGGAAGCCTCCTCCACCTTTTCAGGTAGTTCCACTTCTCTAAGTCCTACTAATTGAGCAATCACATTACCAAGTAATGGATCTTTTTCTTTATTCAACCAGTTATTTAAGTAGTCAACTTGTAGTTCTTCAAGCTGTACACCTCTAGCTGCATTCCTAAGAGTGCTATCTAAAAGTCCAGCTATCTCAAACACTATTTTGTCGACTGATTTAAAATTATCATCTGACATAATACTATTCTCCTATAATTATAGTTCGGTTATTATACTTTTATATGACTTTAAGGTCAACGCATTTCTGATAAAGTTCTTCTTGCAATTTGTATGCTTCTTTTTCAGCAGGTTGTTCCATATATGGTGTATTTGAAGTGTCCTTACCCATCCATATCAAACCATTCATAGATAATTCTTTTCTAAGATATTGTTTTATATGAACCATCTCATGACATAATGTCTTTACTATATCTTTTGGATGTTGGTTAGATATTTCAATAATGCCCCACCAAATTTTATCATCATCTATTTCTACTTTATCCATCGTTGCATATCCAACAGCCCATCCATCCATGTATTGTCTAGTCTTAGTCTGCTTTACATGTATGATACCTTTGAACCTATTAAGTTTAAGCTCATCAAGACACACTTGTACTGTGTTTTCTATTAGTCTTTCTCTTTTTCTACCTAACGGTCCGTGCTTTACACCTGTCGCAACTATTCCTAACATTATCCTCTCACTATATGTCTGTAAATATCTTCCCAGTTCTTAGCTACAAAGAAATCGTGTTCAGTATTCATGTTATATCCGTGTTCCATAACAATTGGTTTAAACTCAACTTGTTTACCTACATGGGCATTTTCTACTTTATCTTCTACCCAATAGCATCCTCTATATTTTTTAGCTAACTTATACAAAGCATCTGTCTTATCTGCTCCTGTACCTAGATAAACATATTCCTCAAATACATTACCAAAGTATTTTTCTAAGTTTCTTGTTCTAAGTTCTTGTGCTGCTTTGTCAGTTGATAGAGATGTACATATTACAAATCTATAACCATAATTTTTATTAAGTAGTTTAATTATTTCTTGAGCATCTCTAAGAGGAGGCAAGAATCCTATTGCAGCTGATTGGTTAAATATTCTAACCCACTTCTTACCTTCATCTCTTGATAGACCAAACTGCTCTGCAGCATTATAAATGAATTTGTGTTTCTTTACCTTCTCAAAACCTTGATGCTCCATCCAAATTTGAAAAGCATCCTCCCAGTTAAGAAGAACTCCGTCTACATCTGTAACTATTATCTTTTTACTCATCCTTTACTCCTAATCATGTACCCATTATACATGATAAGGTATTAGATGTCAACTAGTTCCAAATAACATCCTTAAAATTTTCAGGAGGTAGTCCCCAAAAATCTGTTTTCCACTTTGATTGCTGGAAGAAATTTAGATGATGCCATTCGTTTTTTCGATCTATCATCTCTTTTGCCTTTTCATCCCAGTCAACATCCTTAATAATTTTCTCAACTCTATGTTTAACAATGTGAACTTGGTCAAAGAAAAATGAATCCCACTCAAAATGAAGCAATTCAAACACGTTTCCGTCGTGATCACAGTAGTCAATACTCATATCAACGCCCCATTTTGGTTTCATTCTTAGTAATTTGTTGTAAATTGGTTGATCTTTTGCTACTTCTTCGAGTTGTTCCTTAGCTTCAAGCTCAAATCCATGGCGAAAATATAAATCTGAATGGTTTATATGTGGTCCAACATAAGAAACTTCGTCGTCAATGAACCATTTTTCCTTGCAAGTGTGCAAATGTCGGTGTTCTTTCGGTGTATAACCGTTAACTTTGGCGTATTCTTGCTCAACTTCGGTCAAATCATAGCCATTTTGATCAAAAAGTGCGACAGCTTTAGGATGAAATACGTAATTCTTTACTGGCATTGTCCAATATCTGTCTGAATTGAGGTGATTTTCTGTTCTTATTAGTTTCATTTGCAAGGCATCCTGTATCCATCTACGTGAAAATTAGCTTGACACTTAGATGTAGTATTATACAGGTACCAGTTTCTTAAGACAACAGCAGTAAGTATTGAATTCATGATAACCATTTGACCTGATTCAACATTTTGAGCTACTAATGGAACAGTTATAGCTTTGTGAGCTACAAATTCAGCAGCACTTGGTTTCTCTGGTAATAAAAAATTGCCTTCAGATATGTTTGGATTGTTTCGAATGAAATAATATGACATAGACATATCCAAAAAGTTCATAAGATAGAAATATTTCAACTGATAATCAGTTGGTTCATTTTGTATTTGTGTAAATCGTAACCTTTTCGGTCTTTCCTTTGACTTGGATCCTATCAACTTCAGTGAATTTTCCAGATGTACTTGCTCTATGAGTGAATTCCGATAGCAACAAGTCCACCCCAGGGTAATTTCGTGTTTGGCTTTCGAGTCTAGCGGCAAGATTAACGGCATCTCCAATAACGGAGTAGTCAAATCGTACTTCTGATCCCATGTTTCCAACGATGCATTCGCCTGTATTGACACCAATGCCAACATTGATAGGAGGTAAGTTGAGAGGTTTAAGTTCTTCGTTAAGTTTTTTAGTAGCTTCAATTATTTCCACCGAGGTTTTGATTGCCATGTCGGCATGGTTATTACATGGTAAAGGAGCATTCCAAAAGGCCATTATACAATCGCCCATATACTTGTCTACCGTTCCATTATTATTTAGGATAATTTTAGTCTGTAAATCTAAAAACTTATTAACTAATTCTACTAATCCCTCAGGGTCGTTATTGTTTTTATAATGTTCTGATATAGGAGTGAATCCACATATATCCATGAACATAAAACTCATTTCTTTTCTCTCTCCGCCTAGCTTAAGTAGTGATGGATCATCCTGTAACATCTTAACCATGTCAGGAGATAAATAGGTTCCGAACTGTTTTTTAATTTGTTCTTTTAGTTTGTATGTAGTATAATACTTGTTAAAAGAACTTTGGGCAAATACCAACATTGAAATCAAAACGGCAAGCGAGACGTCTAAGAAGACAAAATCTGAACTCCAGAGCCAGTAGCTGCCTCCAGTCACGCCGCCTAAAAGAATTAGAGAACCTAACACCGAAAGAATTGTGGGCGCGATATAGACCAGTGCAAGGATACCTAGACCAGATATCAAAATCAGACCAAGAGAAGCTACTCCACTCCAGTCGGGTTGCTGTATTTGAACACCTGAAGTCAAGGTGTGAATTAAATGACCTTGAACTTCGTGGGGATACTTTGCACCCATTGGGGTTGGTACTGGATTAGAATATCCTTCAGCTGTAATGCCTAAAATATAAACTGTACCTTGTGTATTTTCTTTTGGTAAATCTAAAACACTTATCTGTCTAAACTTATTCCAAAAAGCTATATTGATTTCACTAACGCTGTTAGTTGTTATTGGTGGTTGTCTACCTATACGAACCCATTCGACTCCATTGGAGCCTACTTTCATTTGGTAGCTTGGTTCTCCGGCAAACACTCTGGTAGTGTCGAGTGCAAGTGATGGATACTGTACCCCATTGGCTCTGATAACCAAAGGTGCTTTACGCACAACTCCGGTCGGTTGGTCGGGTATAGAGACAGTAGCACCAACACCAAAAGCCCAACTGCTAAGATCATCGATGGGATAAAGTAATCCCGGAAATTCATACAACGCTTCATGGTCTTGTTCTCCTAATGTTGCTACTCCTACAAATGTTCCTACACCTTCTGATAATTGATTAGTTGGAGCAGATGATAATACTACTGCTTGTTTAGCTAACGCGTTAGCTAGTTCTATATCTTTACCAAATCTATCTGGTTCTGAGTATAAAACATTTAAGACATATAGATTACCAACTGGTGCTCCATTGAGATATTTAGCAACTATGTCTCTTGGCCAAGGATATTGTCCTTCTTGTTTAATAGATTCTTCATCTATGTTTACTAAAACTATATTGTCTACTTCATTTACTTCTACTGTAGAATGTAAGTAATCATAATATCCATAACTTAAAGTTTTAACTGGATCTGGTTGAGTTATTTGTAAGTAGCATCCTATAATAATTATCGGAAGTACCGACCACCATTTTGTCATTAGTTTCCTTGTTGAACATTATAAGAACATCCAGCTGGATTTAAACAATCAACTGATATTGAATATGATTGTGATGTTGTTCCCAACTGTCTTAGGATAAAGTCTGTTCCGTATAGACCATCAAGAACTATATCTGCTGTATGTGTTGCATTAGCTCCTTTCTGTCTCAATTGTACATTGTTATAAGAATTGTATAATGTAAGCTCCATATCTTTTACACCTGATGATTGTTGTCTACCATCTACAGAGTTATCAGAACCTGCTACGTGTAAGTAAAAGTTATGTCCATCAGTTGCTCCTGATTGATTTGTTTGATGCCATTCTATTTCGTTGTTATTTCCATAGAGATCAATTTCTATATAATGACCACCTGCTTCATAACCATCATAGTTCCAGCCAGCAGTACTATTGTCCCAAGCAACGCCTTGACCTAGTTTGAATTCATTACCAGTACCACTCATCTCATCTATAACTATCTGGTTTTCATTACCACCAATGTTATGTTGGATCATCCAGATATCTAATGAAGACATATTGATATATGAATCATTATTTTTCATCTTTATAATATTATCTGCACCAACCTGAAGTATTTCTAAGTCTAAGTTATCACCTGTTTGTTCAATACTTATTTCATTATCAGCAAGTGCAGACAAAGAGTATCCTACACATAAAGCTAAGATCCAAAATATTCTTTTTTCTATCTTCATTATTTTCATACCTGTATTTAGTTTCCCTGGGTGATGACTATTATAATATCATCACCTCCGTTCAAGAGAATCGTACCCTCATATCCTTCTACAAAGGTATCG